CGACCATCTCACTTGGGAAGGTAATGATGTTATGGGCAAAGCCACAGTTTTAAATACTCCTATGGGTAATATTGTTAAAGGTTTACTCGAAGGTGGTGTCAAACTGGGCGTTTCGACTCGTGGTATGGGAAGTTTGCAGCGAAGTAGCGACGCAATGATTGTTAAAGATGATTTTCTTCTTAATGCAATCGATATTGTTCAAGATCCATCAGCCCCCGGAGCTTTTGTTAATGGGATTATGGAAGGGGTAGATTGGGTATGGAACAACGGAGTTATTGAGCAAAGGACTATTGAAAAAATGGAGACTGAAATCAAGAAAGCTCCACGAAAAAATCTCTATGAGACACAAGTTCGTGAGTTTAAGAATTTCCTCTCGTTGCTTAAATCAAGATAAAAGGAGTCAATAATATGACTGAAGAAACCTATGAAGAATGGGATGATGAGGATGAACTCCACTTAGACGACGAAGATGAAGTTGAAGTCGATGATGAAGACGAAGACGAAGATGACGTCGAAGAGGTGGATGAAGCTCACGATCCCAAAAATGCTGAAGGCCAATCAGTAGCTTCTGTTGATAAAGCAGAAAATGCTACCGGCCGTGCAAAAAAACGTAAAGGCGATAACGCTAAACAAGATCCCATGGTAAAACTTCCTAAGACGAAAGCTGCTGCAGTTGCTGATGTTAATACTGCAATGGCAAAAATGTCTAAAGAAGATGTCATGAATCTTTATAGTAAAGTTATGTCCGAATCCGTAGACGAAGATGGAGAATATATCTATTCTGAAGAAGATGCAATTGAATATGAAGCAGATTTTTCAGACGACCTTAATGCTTTAGTATCTGATGAAGCTACGCTTTCAGAGGAATTTAAAGATAAGGCCGAAACTATTTTCCAGGCTGCTATTAAGTCTAAACTTACGGATGAGATCAATCGCCTTGAGGAAAGATACAACGAAGAACTGACTGAAGAGATTGAATCTACAAAGTCAGAGCTTGTAGAGAAAGTAGATAGCTACCTAAACTACGTAGTTGAAAACTGGATGGAAGAGAATAAGCTAGCTGTCCAGTCTGGTTTAAGAACAGAAATTGCTGAGAAATTCATGAATAATCTTAAAGATTTGTTCACTGATTCTTACATTGAAGTTCCTGAAACTAAAGTCGACCTAGTTGACGAATTAGCTGATACCGTTGATGAACTTGAGGAACGCCTTAATAAATCAACTGGTGATTTAATTGGGATGAACGAGGAACTGGAAGCTTACAAACGGGATTATATCATTAGATATGCTTCCCGTGATCTTGCAGAAACTCAAGTTGAAAAATTAATGTCTTTGATGGAAGATATAGATTTTGAAGACGAAGATATTTTTGCTAAAAAAGTAGAAACCGTTAAAGAATCTTATTTTACTAAAGACGTTGGTAATTCAGAGTCCACTTATTACGAAGAAGATGATTCGGATGATTCCGAAGAAACTTCTGATTCGATGGCTCAGTATATTTCAGCCCTTAGAAAAACTGATACAAATTAAGGAGAACTTAAAATGCAAAATCTCGTATCATACGATCGATTGGTCGAGAAATGGGCTCCGGTTCTAAACGAAGAATCTGCTGGTCCTATCCTGGATAATCATCGTAAAGCAGTTACCGCTGCTATCTTAGAGAATCAAGAGATTGCTCTAAGAGAAGAGGGTATGCTTCAAGAGGCAGTTCCTGGTACTAGTGCAGCTAACGTTGCTAACTGGAACCCAGTCTTGATCGCTCTCGTACGTCGCGCAATGCCTAACCTAATGGCTTATGACATTTGCGGTGTTCAACCTATGTCTGGTCCAACTGGCCTCATCTTTGCGATGAAAGCCCGTTATCAGACAACTAAAGCTGGTGCTTCTAACGACGCCACTCCAACGAGTGACACCGAAGCACTATTCAACGAAGCTCTTGCTAACTACTCTGGTGATTCTTCCACGACCTCTTTCAACGCTTCAGGCGGTGTTTCTGGTTTGGAAGGCTTGACTGATACTGATGGTGATAGCTCAATTGCTGATTCAGCAGCTGATCCAATTACTGCAATTGATCCATATACGACGGCCGAAGCGGAAGCTTTGGGCGACGGCGTTGGAGAAGCTTTTGCCGAAATGGGTTTCACCATTGAGAAGGCAACAGTCACTGCTAAGTCACGTGCACTCAAAGCTGAATACAGCTTGGAACTGGCTCAAGATTTGAAAGCAATCCACGGTTTGGATGCTGAGACAGAGCTAGCCAACATTCTTTCAACTGAGATCATGGCAGAAATCAACCGTGAGGTTGTTCGGACCATTAACTCTCAGGCGATTGTTGGTGCACTCCAAGGTAATACAGCAATCAATGGTATTTTCAATCTTCAGACGGACGCTGATGGCCGTTGGAGTGTAGAGAAGTTCAAAGGTCTCGTACTTCAGATTGAAAGAGAAGCTAATATTATCGCTAAACAAACTCGTAGAGGCAAAGGTAACTTTATGGTTTGTTCTTCGGATGTTGCTTCGGCACTTGCGTCTTCTGGCGTTATGGATTATGCTCCGGCAATGTCCACGAACTTGAACGTCGATGACAC